GACATCGGCTACGGCAAAGGCTATCAGTCGGTGGAGCTCAAGTGGAAGAGTCTTTTCGACGGGTTTGCGTTTCTGTGGGGACAGGGTCGGCACATTGTGTTTACGTGCCACGAGACGATCGAGAAGTTCACGAATCCCGAAGGGGACTCGTACAACTACTGGAAGCCTGCATTGCACATCAAAGGAAGCGGGTGTGTTACCGAGTGGTGCGACGAAGTGCTGTTCCTGCGGTATCGCACCAACACGATTACCAAAGAAGAAGGGTTCGGAGCCAAGCGAGCGGTTGCGATCGGTGGCAAAGAACGCTTCATGTGCTGCACCAAGTCGGCAGCACACGAGGCCAAGAACCGGCTCGGGATGCCGGACGAGTTGCCGCCGACGTTTGAGGCGATTGCTCGGTATCTGCCGCCGGTCCAGTTTCAAGGCAAGCGGCCAGCAGCTGCGGCAGTGGAGCCGGTGAAGCCGGCCAAGGGGAACATCTCTGGGATCGTGCGTGACGGTTCCAGCAAATCGAATGTGGTGGTTGGTGTTGAGAGTCCGTTTTAGTTTTGGAGTGAATTGACAAATGGGAAATCTAGCTGGTTTTAACGCGATGGAAGTTGAGCCGAACGTCGGCATGGACACGATCCCGGCAGGGGAATATGAGGCTTGCATTGTGTCGTCGGAGATGAAGCCGACCAAGAGCGGGAACGGAAGCTACCTGAATCTGGAGATCCAGATCCTGAGTGGTCAGTATCAGAACCGCAGGCTGTTCGAGAAGTTGAATTTGCACAACCCGAACGCAACGGCGGTGCAGATCGCGGCGGGGACGTTGTCCAGCATTTGCCGAGCGGTCAACGTGCTGGAGCCGCAGGATTCCAGCGAGTTGCACATGAAGCCGCTGCGGATCTCGGTCGGAGTTCGCAAGCGGGAAGACAACGGCGAGATGACCAACGTGATCAAGTCATTCAAGCCGCGATCAGCGCAGCCGGTGGCAACTCAGCCAGGCATGGCGAACAGCCGACAGTTGGCGACGGCGGATGTGGTCGCCTCGTATTCGACCGCCGGCAAGGCACCTTGGCAAAAGTAGGGTCGGGTTCGCTTGAGTAATCAGGCGTCGATCGGATCGACAAAGGGATACGCGGGTTCGAATCCTGCACGATCGATTGGTGTGGTTTGTGTTGGTTGTCGATTTTCTCGGAGGATTTCGTTATGGCTTGGGAAGTTTGGAAGTCAAGTCGCGGAGGCAATAAATGCAACAGCGACCATGAGGTCATGCTAAGTAAAGACAAGGAGGGTCGAGTTTGCATTTACTTGAGTGTGAATGCCTGCAAGCGATTGCGTTGGAAAAAAGGCGATCAAGTCCGGCTAAAGTTTGACCACGATGACAAGCTGGTCGCACTGGAGCGCACTAGCGATCAAGGAAACCGCCTAGGTGTGTGCGGAAGCAATGGAAAACGATTGCGAGTCGTTTTTCAATTGCCACCAAAATTAGCTGATGTTTGCGTGAACGGATCGGCTCGTAGATTCATGAAAGACGAGTGGATTGATTCCGACGGAATGCTCGTTGTTGAAATGGTTAAGCACGCTTGATTAACACGGAGGTGCCGTATGGCACGGATGCCACTTTTAGTTTTTGCGTCGGCTTGCTTTCACGGTCTGGAATCGGATCGCGTTGTTCAGCGTGTGGATGTGGACATGCTGGAAGTGAACACGATTTACGACCAGCATTGCAAGCCGTCGTTTGTTCAGGTCATCGCGTGGAAGTACATGGTTGAGGACAACGACCGACCGCATAACGTTGGATGGCGGATGGTTTCGGCACCTCACGATTATCCGATGCGTGTCGGGACGTCCTGGTCGTTGACCATCTTTGAGGCCAAGCGAGTCTTGAAGGTTGCGGCACCGTACCTGCGGCGGACTTGGACGCAGGTGGATCCGGAGCGGGTCGATAGTCGGGATTGGTGGCAAGGCAATGCGCCGAACATTTTTCAACATCAAGCAACGGAATAGGTTGGGAAAGAAAAAGGAACGATACGCAATGAAAATCTTTTTTGACACAAGATCGATAGCCGATTACGAGACATTTTTAAATGTACGCAAACTGCCTAGCTATCGCTTTATTGGTGGCCTTGCATCGATACCGGACGAATATGCTTCGCAACTTGGGCTAGATGCAAATCAGCATACCGACGTTGATGTTGATTTGCATCCATCGCTGTTTGACTACCAAAGAGATATAGCAAGGCTTGCAATTGAGAAGCGAAAGTACGCTGTTTTTGCCGATTGCGGTTTGGGCAAAACGTTTATGATTTTGGAGTTTGCGAAACATGCTGCAAGAGTTACTGGTAAAAGAGTGCTGATCGTGTCTCCGCTCATGGTTGTCAATCAGACGATCGAAGAGGCTGGTAAGTTTTATCCAGGGATTAGCATCGGTCGCATACCGGCAGCAAATCTTGAACACTGGCTTAATGGCGACGAGGACTATCATTGCCAGATCGGAGTGACCAACTACGAATCGATTCGCGAGGGTTTGTTTCAAAGCAAGCTAGGCGGATTGATCCTTGATGAATCGTCGATGCTCAAGAGCCATTATGGTGCATGGGGGACTCGGCTAATCGAACTGGGGCAAGGTCTTGACTGGAAGCTTTGCGCAACTGGGACGCCTGCACCGAACGACAGGATTGAGTTTGCGAATCATGCGGTGTTTCTTGATCGGTCGAGAACCGTCAACGAATTCTTGGCAACGTACTTTATCAATCGTGGAGAAACGCAAAACCGATGGGAGTTGAAGCATCACGCATTGAAACCGTTCTACAGATCGCTTTCTGACTGGTCGATATTTCTTACCAACCCAGCGACATATGGATGGAAAGACAATGTAGGTGTTACGCCTCCAATCAATATACACATTGATCATATTGATTTAACAGAAACTCAACGCAAAGCGGCTCAATCACTGACTGGGAACCTACTAACTACCAGCGTAGGCGGCATCGCGAGTCGAGGGAAGTTGTCGCAGATTGCCAAAGGCAAAAACGGAATGGAAACCAACAAGCCTGCATTTATTCGCGCACAGGTCGATTCCTGGCCTGATGAGTCAACGATCATATGGTGCCATTATAACGACGAGCAAGAGCTAATGGAAAAAACGTTTCCAGAGGCAGTCAGCATCACTGGTGCAACCAAGGAATCTGACCGCGAAGAAAGCATACGTCGATTCAAGAGCGGAGAGGTTAAGGTGATGATAACCAAGCTGAAGATTCTCGGGTTTGGCCTTAACCTCCAAGTGTGTACCAGGCAAATTTTTAGCGGACTCAAGGATTCATACGAAGAATTCTACCAAGGGGTTAAACGATCGAATCGTATTGGGTCAACGAAGCCTCTGAATGTGCATATTCCGGTAACTGAACTGGAGTATCCGTTTGTAGAAAATGTTTTAAGAAAATCTGCTCGCGTTGAGCAGGATACTAAGGAGCAGGAAGAACTATTTAAGGAATGCGGGTATGCCTTTATTCAACGATAAACAATGGGATATACATCACGGCGATTGCATCCCGCACATGATGCGAGACATGCCGGAAAGCTCGATCGACTTCTCGGTATTCAGTCCACCATTTCCATCAATCTACGCCTATACCGATTCGGTCAGCGATATCGGGAACGTCGATGCGATGGGTATGGAGGCGAAGGTGCATTTGCAGTTTTTCGCTAAGGCATTGTTGCGAGTGATCAAGCCCGGTAGAGCGGTGGTTATCCACGTAGCTCAGATACCCCGCATGAAGCGATCTGGAGGAGTTGGCCTGTGCGACTTTCGCGGGACGATGATTCGAATTGCTGAGCGTGCTGGATTTGTATACGAGTACGATTGGATGGTGCGTAAGAATCCGCAAGCACAGGCGATTAGGACTCGATCCAGAGAGTTGCAGTTTTCTGGACTTGAGAACGACAGAGCCGGACAACGCGGAACGCTTCAAGATTACCTAATTAAATTTCGCAAGCCTGGTGAAAACGCAAAGAAGATCAACGCCAAAGGACAGGTTAGCCGCAACGAGTGGATCGACTGGGCTGAAGGTTGCTGGTCGGACATACAAGAAACTGACACGCTAAACACAAAAGCAGCTAAGAGCGAAGACGATACCAAACACATTTGTCCGCTTCAATTGGAAGTGATTCGGCGGTGCGTTCTGCTTTTTTCTGATCCTGGTGAGATTGTGTTCAGCCCGTTTACTGGAATCGGATCAGAGGGGTATGTGTCGATTGGTGGACGATCCGAGAAAACACGCAAGGCAATTGCAGACCCAAGGCGTTTTTATGGGTGCGAATTGAAGTCTGAATACTACGCACAGGCAAAGAAAAATCTAGCGTCTGTTTCCGGTCAAGTTGAGTCAGGCGTTCAGCCTTTATTGTTTGTGTAGTTTTGACGCTAGGGAATGTTTGCAATGGAACTGCGATGGTATCAACGTGAAGCGGTGGACGCTGCTTATGCGTACTTGTGCAACCAGGCGGGAAACCCAGTGGTCTGTCTGCCGACGGGATCCGGCAAGAGTCTGGTCATTGCGGAACTGGCTCGGCGTGCGGTGAAGGAGTACGAAGGCCGCGTGCTGATCTTGCAGCACCGCAAGGAGCTGATCGAGCAGAACGCGGACAAGGTCCGCAGGTTGCTCGATATTCCGGTCGGCGAATACTCGGCAGGATTGAGACGGTACGCGACGAATGAAGACGTTGTCCTGTGCGGGATCCAGTCGGTATACAACAAGGCGACACTGTTCGATCGCCGGCATCTGATCTTGATCGACGAATCGCACTTGGTGCCAAGCGACGACGAAGGGATGTACAGGACGTTCCTTGGCGACATGCGGATCGTCAATCCGCAGGCTCGGGTGATCGGACTGACGGCAACTCCGTTCCGGACGGGTGAGGGTGCGTTGTGCCGGCCTGACGGGATGTTTCAAAGCATCTGCTACAACGCAGACATCAAGCAACTCATCGAAGAGGGGTTCCTGTGTCGCGTCACGAATCGACCGACTGCGACCCAGTTCGATACGTCAGGATTGCATCTGCGGTACGGTGAGTTCATCACCAAGGAACTAGAGAGCCTGTTCGGTGGATCGCAGGTTGCCGAGGCATGCAAGGAGCTGGTCCAAGTCACCTCCGACCGGCATAGCGTGATGGTGTTTTGTACCTCGCTGCGGCATGCCAATAGTGTCGTGACAACGCTGGAGGGTTTGACCGGGGAACGGGTCGCGATGGTCGAGGGTGGTTCGCTGCCGCTGGAGCGTGCGTCGATCTTGCGCGAGTTTCGCGATGGCCGAATCCGATGGCTGGTCAATGTCGATGTGCTGACGACGGGGTTTGACGCTCCCAACGTAGACGCGATCGCGATCCTTCGAGCGACCGCATCGCCTGGCCTGTTTGCTCAGATCGTGGGTCGGGGGTTGCGAGTCCATGAGAGCAAGTCGGACTGCCTGGTGCTGGACTTTGGAGAGAACCTGAAGCGGCACGGGTCGATCGATGCGATCGACTTTGGCAAGCCGCGTCAGAAGTCCGGCAAGCAGCGGGATCCGTCGGATATCAGCGACGGTCGCGAGTGTCCCAACTGTACCGGGATCATTCCCAAGCGAGAGCG